CTCTTGGGAGTTTTCCGTCGGCGTCATAAATCCCACTGTACGGCGAAATCTTCGAAGGCGGAAGCCCATTTCCCTCAGTTCCTGCGGGCGGAAGAACTCTTTTTACGGGGGCGAGGATTTGCAGCCCCGCGGGCGGCGTTGCCCCCAGGTACTTTGCTTGAAATGCGGGAATTGTTGGTACGGGTAGGACGGTCATAAAAAAAGGAGATCCACACGAAATTTGCGGCGATGCCGATATTGAGCAGCACCTCGGATGCCGCGGGACTCGAAAGTGTTAGCAGGTTCCACAGCGCGCCGCAAACTGTCACGGTGGTAGCGCCTTTGCAGAGCATTGCGGCCCACGGCTTGCGCCAGATTGCCGACTCGGGATGCCCAAAGACTCGGAACACCAAATGCAGCGCGGAGACGGCCAGGATGCCGTTAGCGGTTGCGTTTATTGCGGTTGGCAGCGTCATCGGTGATAAGTTTGTTGCTGATCGTTTCCACTGCCCTCAGGCCACAAAATCCAAGCAGAAACGCCGCGGCGTAAGCGTACTGCGGCTCCCCGTCCAGCCGGGCCAGCTTGAGGATAAGCGGCGTCACGTAGTTTGCGCTCGCGGCGCCTCCCAGCAGGCTTGCCAGCGTGCGCGGTAGGTTGCGGCCGGCTTCCTTGCTGCTCATCAGCACGGAGCCCGCAAACCCGGCCATGGCGAGTCCCAGGTCAACGCCAGCTTGTTTCAGTTCCTCGATCATTTCTTCGGCTGCTCCGGTTTGTGAGAAGCCCCGTAGAAAAACGCCAGCACCGACGTGAAGGCCCCGCTGAGCGTCCCAATCAAAAGGCTCAAGGTGGTCGATTCCCACAGCTTTAGCCAGCCCGTCAAAAGCCCCACAAGGATCCCAAAAAAACCAGCAGTGACAACACACGCGAGCACCGACGGCACCCAAGAGTCCGTTGCCGTTTGCATCGCCCGCGCACTTGCCCGGTCCTCGGCCGCCAGTTTCTCCGCGTCAATCCCCAGCTCGGCCATGCGCGTTTTGAGTTGCAGGTCGGCAGCCTGCAAAGCGGCAATCTGCTCGGCAGTGAGGTTGCCCGAGGTCAATGCCTTTTGCACCTTCTCAGTAGTCGCCTCGCTCATGCCCAAAGCTTTGCCAACAGCCTCCACGGCGGCCCCGCCAAGTGGACCACCGAGGAGACTGCCTATGGTTGGGAGGAGTTTTGAAAGAAAGGACATTAGAAATAGGTGGTGACAATGACGATGCCGTTGGCCCCGTTTCCGCCTGCACCAGAGTTGCCGACGTTATCGAGAGCCGCGCCTCCGCCGCCCCCTGCGCCGCCATAAAGCCCGCCGTTGCCACCGTTGCCTGCGTTGCCAGTGACGCTTGACCCACCGCCTCCGCCTGCGCTGCCACTAGCAGCAAAACCTGCTGCGACGTTTGGAGCAGATGCGCCGTTGCCCCCAATTGCTCCTCCATTTGCAGTTCCACCGCTAAACCAAGATCCAAGACAAGTTCCTCCCGCGCTCCCTGTAAATCCAACCGTTGCAGCAGCAGGGAGCCCTCCTCCTGCGCCTCCTCCTGCGCCTGAAATATTTACATTTGATCCACCAGTAAGTGTTCCTGCCCCTGCGCCGCCCGCTGATCCGTTACCCCCTTGAAACATGGCGCGGGCACTTGAACCTGCCCCAGCAGGTCCATTTGCGGTTGTTGCAGTCCCAGCACCTCCACCACCCGTCACTTGTATCCAAGCTCCAAAGGAAGAATTTCCTCCAGTAACACCAATGTTTCCGTTTGTGCTGTTGGCTGTTACGGAAGCTCCACCAGTCCCCCCGCTTCCGACAACAACAGTTTCAGTCGATCCCAAAATTGAAGCTGCAATGTCACGCAACGAATATGATCCGCCGCCCCCACCACCACCGCCAGATGCCTGAGATCCAACGCCCGCTTTGCGCCCAGAGCCCCCGCCGCCGCCGCCAGAAATCACGACAATATTCACCAATTTTGCGTTTGCCGGTTTGGTCCATGTAAACGTTCCCGCCGTGCTGTAAACGTCAACTTGTGCGCTAGTTGCCTTCGCCGCCAGCGCGGTCGTGAGCCCGTCAATCTTGCTCTGCGCAATTGCCGCAGCCGCGTCAACGTCAGCGTCCACAAGTAGGCTTGCCGGACTTTGCAGCACGCCCGCTACGTTTTTCCAGAGTCCCGTGCCTGCCACAAGCCCGAGGGACGTGTGGACATGGCTCGGAGTGCTGCCACCAAACTGCCCAGTCACGCTGTGGTTGTTTCCAGTCGCATAGGCCTCGAGCGTCACAAAGATCCGATCCGTCACCAGCATCGTCGTCTCTGGCACCAGCACCGTAAAGCCAACTAGAGCGGCAGTCGTGCCAATCGTCACCGCTGCGGAGGTCGCAAGTAGCGTAGGCGCAGCACTGCCATCGTACTTAAACACCTTGGCACGCACGCTGTTGCTGTGGTTGTTGTCAGCAACCCCCACAAGCCACACGTTAAAATCAAACAGCCCCGCCGGGATGTCGGTCGATCCCGGATCCTGCGGCGTGGACTCGGTGACAAATCCGGCAAACTGCGTCCATGTTTCCGGCGTCAGCGTGCCGCTCGCTGCCGTTGTCTGGCTCGCGTCTGCACTGCGCCCAAGCTGTTTCGGTGTGCCTGGCAGATTGGTGGTCGGCGCGTCAGCGTTCGTGCCCTGGTTGAGATAGTACGTCAGCCCGTTTGCGCCGCCGCCACCACCGCCCGTAGAGGCGGCAGGAGCCCACTGCGAGCCGTCCCACGTGAGCACCTGCCCGCTAGTCGGTGCCGTTGCTGCCACCGGCTGGCCTTTAAGTTTGTCTACACTCGTCGAGTGCAGCCCGCCGGAGACGTCGCCGGTGAGGATGGGAGAGTTGAGAGATGGCATGTTATTCGATCCAGTTCATCGGGATTTAGGCGTCCGGGAATTGGGCAATCGGCGGCGTAAAGTTAGCGGTATATCTGCAAATATTTTTTGTGATTCGAAGGTCATCAATATTTCCAACGATGGGACCGGCTGCCCCAGACGCGCCAATTATCCACAAGTTACCAGCAGCGGTATAATTCGTGGCATCATTATAAGTGGTTGCCTGCGCAACTCCGTTAATAAACATTCTGGTAATGCTGGTCTGTCTGGTTTGCGCAAAATGCACCCATTGATTTAATGAGATAGCGCTAGAAACAATGCGATTATTGCTCCCTAAAATAAAAACAATTTGCCCTGATGTATTTATAACAAAGCCAGAGGCCGTTATGTTTGCAATGTAAAGTATGTTTTGTTGAGCAGCAAACGACGTTGTCCTGATCCAACACTCAATCGTGTAGTCAGCTGTGCCGAAGGCGAATGGATTATTGGTCGTTGTTGTTAAGTAGCCTCCAGTGACTCCAAGGTATGAGGCAGTTCCGAATTTTACTTGTGCCGTCGATGTTGTTGCTCCTCCAAAAACTTGAATCGCTGATGGAAATGGAGAATTGTCCAAAAACGCAGTCCCACCGTTTGTGCCATTCATGTGCAACAGCAACGAAACCTGCTGAAAAAATGGGTCTGTTGGAATTCCAGATTCAACGGAGCCCCCTAAAACCCATGTGTTTGGAAGCAGTTTTGTCGCACTTGCTGTGGCATATTGCGTAGAAATTGCGGTGTAGTTTTGAGGAGAAAGAATTGTCGCGCTTGATCCAGCAACAAATGAAACTTTGGCTGCCGATGAATTGTTGACAAACCTGATTTCAGAACCTTCTGTGATGGTTGCGTTTGCGTCTGCTGGCAATGTCACCACAACGTCTGCCACTGCAGAAAACGGAACAATTTTCTGAGCAAACGTGGCGTCGATTGTCAGGCTTTCCGTTTGCAGTGCCGCCACAGTAAACCCGCCACCGCCGCCGCCGCTGATCTGCGCGGTCGTAAGACTGGTCACTCTGCCCTTAGCGTCCACGCTCAAAACGGGCACCACTGTGCTGCTGCCGATATTGCTCTGCGCCGTGGTGATTGCCGCCAGAGTTGGGTTCGGATACGTGCCGGTCAGGTCGCCACCAGCGGCTGCCGTTGCGCCCAATGCGCCAACGTCGGAGGCTGATGGCATCAAGTGTTGGTGGTCTGCCCTGGCGGCAAACGTAGACAGCCCCACCACGGGCGCTGTCGCAAGCGCAGCGGGCGCCGTTGTCGCAAGGCCAGCAATCTCCGCGGTAGTCAGTGCCGAAAATGCCACAGTGCTCAGCGCAGTTACGCGCCCTTTTGCGTCTGTGCTGATGACCGGAATCGCCGTTGCGCTGCCCACGTTGGCCTGGGCGGTTGTAATGGCGGCCAGCGTTGGAGACGGATAGTTTCCAGCCAAGTCGCCGCCAGCTGCCGCGGTCGCACCAAGCGCTTCAACTTGTGCGGCGGTTGGAAACGCATGTTGATGGTCTGCCCGAGCCGCAAACGTGCTCAGTCCTACCACTGCGGAGGTTGCCAGTGCTGCCGGTGCAGTCGTCGAGAGCCCAGCAATCTGCGCCGTAGTCAGCCCGCCAAACTGCACCGTGGTCAACTCTGTGACGCGGCCTTTTTCATCAACCGATAGGACGGGAATTACAGTCGCGCTGCCGACGTTAGCCTGGGCGGTTGTGACGCTGGCGAGAGTTGCCGCCACGGATCCAGTGCCCGAGGCGGTCACGTCCCCGGTGAGTT